AAAAGCAGAACAGAATCAACTCAGACTAGAGATTTTTACAAACCGCAAATTGGACATACTGGCATAACATGGTCACCAAAAAAACCTCCAGCAAAGGTAGCTCCTGTTAAAAGGCGTACACCGAAACCCAAGTCAGAGCAGACCATCAACGTATCTGTAGCCGCGTCAGCATCTAAACCTGAAGCTAAGAAGGACGACAGCGCCATTGGTAAGGTTATTGGCTTGATTGAGTGGGTGGACAATCCTTTTAAACTTTTTACGGTCATCCTGCTGTCGTTTTTGTTCTTTGCAGGCTACTTTGCGTGGGACAGCCGTCAGGTCATTCTTCACACAATTACAACTCACGACAAAATGCCTCAGTTGGCAAAGCAGGAAGCGTTGATTGCCCCAGCCCGTAGCTTGATGAAAGACTTAGACGGCTTAGTCGTTTTGGTTCACAAAGCTAATTTGGCAACAAACAGTCGAACTACTGTTCTCGCGCTTAACGCTGATGGCTCACGGGAAAAAGAGATTGAAGGCACAATAACTTCACTGTTTAACGCAAGCGCAGAGCGCAACGGTGCAATGATTGCCATGCTTAATGGAGAAGTGCTATGCGAGGACTTTAGCCCATCATCCAAAGTGGGTGAGTGGGGATCAAAGCAAGGTGTGAAGTTCATGTGCAGAGGGTCAATTCCACCTGATATGGGCAAGTTTGCAGGCTATGTAGCCATTGGATTCAAAAACAAGCCTGAAGATATTGTGGCGTTAAAAACCCGTATTAACTTGGCGGCAACTGATATGTCGGAGGAATAATCATGTTTGAAGTACTAAGTGGTGGTTTATTGGGGTCTATCTTTGGTGGAATTTTTAGGATGGCGCCAGAGGTGCTCAAGTGGCTCGATAAGAAGAACGAGCGCCAGCACGAATTGAACATGTTCAAGTTCCAGTGCGACCTAGAAGCCCAACGTGGTCAGCAAAAACTAGCTGAGATTGGCGCTCAAAGGGAGGCCGCTGTTGACGTAGGTGTGATGGATGCCTTCAACAACGCCATCACACAGCAGGCAGAGATGGTTAAAGCGGCTGGTGGATGGGTAGCCAGCCTTTCAGCTTCCGTGCGTCCTGTGGTCACGTATTGGGTGCTGTTTGTATGGTCGTTCATCCATGTTTGGTTTGCTTGGAACGCATGGTTAGCTGGTGCTCCAGCCGCTGAAGTGTTCAAAACCATGATGACGCCTGACTTTTCAGCCCTTTTATCTGGGACTATCAATTATTGGTTCCTTGATCGTACTCTGTCTAAACGCGGAATATGAACCTAGAGATAGCCGCCTCCTTGTGCCGTCAATTTGAAGGCTATAAGGCTACCCCGTACCTATGTCCAGCAGGTATACCAACAGTGGGCTACGGGTCAACCTACTACTCTGACGGGCGCAAGGTGACGCTTCAAGATCCGCCGATGGACGAGCCAACGGCTAGAGCGCTTTTGATGGTGGAGTTGGAGCACACCTACCTGCCGGGAGTCCTACGCAACTGCCCCATCTTGGCTACTGACGAGCGCAAGTGCAACGCCATCGTAGACTTCTGCTACAACCTAGGTACAGGTCGTCTCCAAACCTCCACCCTTAAACGTAAAATTAACGCTCAGGACTGGGAAGGCGCTAAGGAACAGCTCAAGCTCTGGAACAAAGGCGGCGGTAAGGTTTTGGCTGGTTTGACAAAGCGTCGAGCGGCTGAGTGCGCCTTGTTTTAAATTAAAAGGCATACTAAAATGTCCCAACGAATCTACGAGGTGAACGCATGACGACCGCAAGTGTTATGACCTATGACAGTTTGGTCGAGAACATCCAATCTTATTTGGAGCGTACAGACGCCGCCACGCTGGACAAGATCCCCCTCTTTATCATGCTTGCTGAGCAAGTTATTGCCTCTCAGATCAAGTTTTTGGGCAATTTGACGGTTAACACCAGCACAATGACTGCTGACCAAAACGTCATTGACAAGCCAGCCCGATGGCACAAAACAGTCTCTATGAACATCACCGTGGCTGGTGAGCGCTTTCCTGTTTTCAATCGCAGGTATGAGTATCTTCGTGAATACTGGCCAGATCCAGCCGCAACGGACGTCCCCAAGTTCTACTGCGACTACGACTACACCCACTGGATGGTGGCGCCTACCCCTGCCGCGGCTTACAACTTTGAGGTTCTGTACTACGAGCGCGTCCAACCTTTGGACAGCTCTAATCAGACCAATTGGTTCACCACCTACGCCCCTCAAGCACTGCTGTACGGGTCTTTGCTTCAAGCCATGCCGTTCCTCAAGAACGATGATCGCGTGCCTATGTGGCAGGCTCAGTACAAGCTGATCATGGACATCTTGACCGCTGAGGACAAGTTGCGTATTGGAGATCGTCAAGCAATCGCTAACGACAGTTAAGGACAAACATGAGCTACAACTCACCATTCACAGGCAACGTCATTCAACCGACGGACGTTTCTTATCGTGCCGTTACGCTGACAGCAAACACTCAGTTGCAGTGGCCCATCAACGGAAACGCCACTGACGACTATGCCGCTCGCATCATGCAGGTTACAGCTACGACTACGGGCCTGAGCCTGTACATGCCACCTGCCAACCAAAGTTCGGTAGGTAATGACGCTCTGATTCGCAACGTCGGATCTAACACCTTTACGGTCAAAGACTACGCAGGCGCAAACACAATCATCACTGTTGCCGCTGGTGAGTCCAAGTACGTCTACATCACGGCTAACCCCACCGTTACTGGTACGTGGGGCAACATTGCTTTTGGCACTGGAACATCCTCTGCTGATGCCGCTACCTTGGCTGGTTATGGTTTGGTTGCAAGTAGCGCAACACTGAACCAAAGCCATCCTGCTTTGACTTTGGTTAATGCTGGAACCTTTGCCACCACCAACCGCGCTCAGACCTCAGTGTGGGATGGCGGAGCTGGTACTTACACACTACCAGCCGCATCTTCGTTGGGAAACAACTGGTTCACGTTGTTCAAGAACAGTGGTTCTGGCTCAATGGTGATCTCCGCATCTGACAACATTGACGGTCAGTCTACAAAGACCTTTGCGCCTAACGAGTCTGCATTCATTGTTTGTACTGGCGCTACGTACCTAACAGTCGGTTATGGTGTAAGCAACCAATTCTTCTACACGTCTTTGGTTAAGCCTGTAGTCACAGGTACATACACTTTAACTTCAAGTGAAGCCACAAACACCATTCAGACCTACACAGGTACTTTGACTGGTAACGTGACAATTGTTTACCCACCTGTGGTGAACCTGTACGTGATCAAGAACTCCACAACGGCTGGTAGCTATACCTTTACGGTGGGAACTGGTTCAGGCACTTCGGTGATCATTCCTTCTGGCCAACAGGTTACTTTGGCTTGCGACGGAACTAACTTCTTTAACGCTAACACCTCCCAAGCTGGCGCAGTGACAACCTTTAGTTTGGCTGATGGAAGTGTGACTACTCCATCTTTAAACTTTGGTAATGAGACAAACACTGGTGTTTATCGAGCCAGCGCTGGTCAATTTAATACTGCAATTTTGGGTGTTTTGAGGTCTACCCTTTCAGCTACAGGTTTGGCAATTGTTGGTGATGTTGCTGGAACTACTGGTACATTCACCAGCGGCATAGCTGGGGGCACTTTCTAATGACCAAAAAGGTCTTTGCGCTTGCGACCAAGGCTGGCATCCAACGGGATGGCACGGTCTTTGACATGAACTTTTACACTGACGGCAAGTGGGTAAGGTTCCAGCGCGGACGCCCTCGTAAGGTTGGTGGCTATACACAGATAACATCAGGCTTGTCAGGCCCTTCTCGAGGTGTGTATGTTAACCCTCAGCAGGGCTTTAACAACGTATTCAGTGGCCATTCACAGGGCTTGCAGGTTGTTCCTATTGACAACAACGGCGTGGGTGCTGGCGTTACAGACCTGACGCTGTCTAACTTCACGTCGTCTGACAATAATCTGTGGCAGTTTGATACATTCTACGACGTGAGTGGGTCTGGGGATAATTTGCTGTTGGCGCACCCCGGCCAGAACCTCGCTTTGATCGACAACAACATCAACACCCCTGTTTTAGGTGGCGACATCACTGGCACATCTATGTCTGCCATTGGTGTGTTTACAGACACAATCTACACAAACAGCACCACAACAGCCTATTTACCAACCGCTGACCTTCAAATCGGTGCTGGCCAAACAATCACTGGCACTGGCATTCCTGCTAACACTACGGTGACTGCGGCCACACTTTCAGTTGTTATTTTGAACGCCGTTGCTGTAACTGGCATTGCTGGTCAGTGTTCATGCACATCTACCGCTGGTTTGTTTGTTGGCCAAACTGTTGCCGTGACTGGAACTTCAACGGGAACTGCTACTGGCCTCACCACTGGCACAACGTATTTCATCATCGCTACGAACTATGCCA